CAGGGTCCCTATTAGGACTTGATGGATAATCTGTTGTGTATGATGAGCTAAAGAATATACCATCTTGTAGTGTTGCTATGTCTTGTTCGTTAGCAGATACTCTACCTGATAATGCTCCAATAGCTGTTGTGTTACTTGATATGTTAGAGTTTTGTGCAGACTGACTAGAATCTACTTCAGATTTAGTGTAAGTAGTTGCTTGGTTTGCTTTCGTATCAATAGCATTATCTTGTGCTTCTTGTTGTGCATCTATCTCAGATTTAGTGTAAGTATCTACAGGCGTAGGTAAGGCTGCAATAGCATCTGTGTTAGCTTGTATTGCAATAGTATTACTAGCTATAGCATTATCTTGTATATTTTGAGAAGCATCTACTTCAGGTTTAGTGTAAGTAGTTGCTTTGTCGGCTTTTGCATCTAATAGTGTGTTTGTTTCTGTTTTAGTATAAACATCACCAGCATCAGCTACAGGATTCCATTCACCATCTTGTCTACCATACATAAGACCATCAACAGGTGCATCAGGTATACCAGCACTCTCACTAATTGATACCCATGTCTTATTGTTACGAGCATATGTCTCACCATCTGTTGGTGCTTCAGGTGCTAGGTTATTTGTTTCAGCATTAATGTTAGTGATACCACTTCCTTTACCTACAAAAGCATTAGCTGTCACATTAGCTGATGGAAAATGTATATTGCCATCTAAATTTAAGAAGACAGATTTTTCTGCTGGATAAGTACAAAATACACTTGAATTACCATTTAACGAAAGTAAACTTCCTGTGCTAGAAGACAATAGATTTCTTACAATCTCTGTTCCTGTTTTAACACCATAACCAACTTCCCATGCGGCATCATCTGTAATACAGTAGTAAACAGTGTTTCCATCTGTGATTGATTCCCAACCCTGATAGCCTTCCTTAACTGCTCCTATTTCAATATCAGCTTTGCCTATTGTAGGACAGGTTGTATATATTCTATCTTTTAATTGTATTGCCATTTGTTTATCCTATGTGAGAGTTAATTTAAGTTGGTCTACATTTATAATGAATTGGTCACCAGATAATATCTCTTTAGGATTGTCTAGTGCTGTAAAATAAAGCATGAATCCAGAACTTGCTGAGTCCATAACACCTACATAACGAACATTACCCCAATTACTTGTTGCTGTTCCCCATTCTATTTTATTAGCATTACTAGATTCTCCATTAAGTCCAGTAGTGGTAAATGTTACTTCTTTTCTTGTATAAGATGCTTGGTCTACTTCACTAGTAGTAAATCCAGACTTTGTTGGGTCTTCAGTAAGTAAGGCTAAGTAAACTTTGCTTGGAGCTGGGTAAGAAGAGCCACCTACTGTTCCTTTGACTAATTTGCTTGCGAGATAATTGGTAAAATCCATTTGTGTTTCCTATGATAATTGAATTGATAGTGGTTGAGCTGGGAACGTGCTTGATTCATCTGATTTTGTGATACTTGCTAATCCTGTTTGATACATACCGTCCCAAGTAGCTAATCTTGGGTCATCCATTAAAAATGGCGCTGATTCTGCTAATGAAGCATATAACACTAAATCAGGACACACATCTAAATATTCGTTAGTAGGATTAGTATCTGACATTGGTGCTGGTATTTTGTAGTAAGTCATGTTTACTGTTGTAGCGCCAGTTGGCTGTGGAGCTAGTACAAAGTTATCAGCAACTAATGTGTAGTTTACTGGTTGTCCTTGTTCATTTGAACCACCATTTCTTCTGTAGAATTGTGATACTGTTTGAAATGTTAAAGGAATTACTGGACTAGCATCCAAGTGTATATCTTGCATCTCCAAGAAATCTGCTGGTGTTGGTACAGTAAATCCAGATGACATGGCGTATGTAGATTGTTGCAAAGTTTGTCTAAGTCTTAAATCTCTATTTAGTCGTTTTTCTGCTAACGATATAAACATTGGAATTTGTTCAGTTAGGTCTGTCCTAGCTAAGTAGTTGGCAATGTTTGTCTTTAAATTAGTGTAACTTGTGAATGCTGGCATTATAAATTTCCTCGTTTTGTCCTAAATGCAATGTTATCTTTATCATTTAACCAAGCAAAGAATCTTTTTTGGTCTAATACATCAAAGCCCTTCATGATGCCTAATTTGTTTAATTTGTCTATTGCTATAAATGGTATGCTTGCTACTTTATTTCCAAATAAATTATCACTCCATTTGCTATTACTTTCATTATATTCTTTTTTATTTTTTTCTACTAGTGAACTCACGTCTTGAGACTGCTCTGCTATTAATTCATCTTTATTGTTATAATCAAATTTAAGTGTTTTTTTCATGTTTTTAAGTCTTTGTTTTTTATATGTTTTTTTTTACGTATTTTATTGAAATCTGTTGTATGGTGAGCACTACGGCTTTCCACTATGTTACTCTATTACTTGTGTTTTTTAAAGCGTAGCGAACGCCCTCCGAAGAGAGCGTTGACCACAATTTTGATTAAACTAAACCGCTAATCATTGCTGATGATGCTTCATTCTTCACTTGAAGAGTGAGCTCAGTCAACATTTGATGTTTAGTAGAATCGCCTGTTTTAGCCAATTCAGTTTGTTTGAATGGGCGTAAATAAGCAATGCTAAACATAGTTGGATCTAATACTAGTGCTACATCATCGTCCAAGAATCTATCTGGAACTACCGACATTGTGCCAAAGTCTGATAAATAAACATCAGCAGCGCCAATAATTGTAGTCGCAGAATTGCTAGGAGCTTGATAGCGTTGTTCAGCAATACCAGCGAATGTTGAAACTACTTGCTTTTGAGCTGGAGATACCAACAACATTGATGGAGTACCACCTGCTGTGTATGCATCCAATACTGCTTCTTTTAGCATTGTTTCAGTAAACGCTGCATCACCACCAGCAACAACGTTAGATGTTAACCAAGTTTGGATACCACCTAATTGTCTAGCAGTTGTAGAATTACCAGCAACTTGAGCGTTAGCTGACAAGACAGTTTTTTCAATGTCTCGTTTTAATTCAGATGAAGCTTTAGTTAATTGATAAGCAGTTTCTTTTACTCTACCTGCTTTATCTACTACGTCCTGTGTGTTAGATACTTGAACTGTTTTTTGCATAATTTGAGTATAGTTACCTACTCGTGTTGTTGGAGCCAGTGTTGCTGATACAGCATCTGCTCCTTCAATTGCAGCATTATCAGCTGTAGCATCTGTTAGTGAATCAGTTTGCCATTCATGGTAAGTTGCTTTTGCTTTTGATTGTCCAACTGTGGACATGAACGGTGTTTCTGTTGGTGAGATATCATAAATAATATCCGTTAAATCTTCACGGTTACCAACCGCATCATACGTTTTAAAATCTGCCATTTTGTTTTAATTCCTTTTAAGTTAAGAGTTGTTCAAACACTGAAACCGCATCTTGCTGAGTGCCTGATGCTTGAAGTTTCCGTCTAGATTGTTTAACATTATCATCGCTATGTTTTACTGACTTAGATTTGTTTAATGTTTTAGGAGCTGTTGAAACCTTTTTAGTTGTTTTAGCTCTGTTTTTCATTAACTTGTCATATTTATTAGCTTTGTATAATACTTCAACATGTCGGCTATCATATACAGATGATAATTCATTATCTGTAAAGCCTATAGTTTTCCCATAATTGCGAATTTCATTTACGATTTGTTCACGTTGGGTTGAGTTTGAAAATTCCTTAAACTTAGTGGACAATTTAGCAGCTTCAGCTTTCACTTGTGAATCTAACAACTGTTTATGTTGTTGATTTTGTTGTGCTTGAACTTGAGCTTGCTCTTCACGAACTGCTGCAAGTTTCTTAGCTTGTTCTGTTTGTTCCGCCACTTTCACTGCGTAGCCTATTGGGTCATTCTCTTTTAGCTCTTCTAATGATTCTTGATTAGGCATACTAGATGCTATAATCGATTCCATTTGAGCTAATTTTTGAGCATATACGTCCCGCACTTGTGCTGCATCATGTACTCGTTGAGCCTCTTCTTCTAATACTTTTCGTTGTTCCGAAAGCTTTTGAGACTTCTTAGTATAATCAGCTTCCATTTGATAAGATTTGATTAAGTCAGCTTTGCTTACTTCAATTTCTTCACCTGCTGCTTTAACCACAAATGTTTCTTCTTCTGGTTCATCTTCTTCAGACTCCTCAGATTCTTCATCTGTGTTTACTTCATCTGTATCGGAGGTTTCTATCGCTTCTAATTCTTCATCAGTGATAGTTTCTTCATCGTTTGTTTTTTGTTCTGCTTCAGGTTGGTCAGTTGATGACTCATCAGCGGTAAGGAACTGTTCAAACGATTCCTCTGGTGTGCTGGGAGTTTCAACTACTTCATTTGAAGTGTCGTTGATTTGCTCTTCCATTTTTATTTCTTCCTTTATAATAGTAGATGACGTCTACCAGCGCTTTAGGCTATCTGCCTAATTTAATTTCTGTTGAATGAATATCAGGAGTTAAACTCGCTATGTATTCATCTAATTGTTGTTCTTGTTTAAATTCTTTTACGTGTGGATGATACTCACCATTCTCATCACGTAATGTTCCGTCTCCTAATTCAGATGGATACAATACACCACCTAATCCTGCAGCTTTTATCCATGGTGAAACTACACCAGCTGCTTTTAATAGTCCACCACCAACTGTTTCAGCCACTACATCTGGTTGTGTCGCTAACATTTTAGCTAATCCAGCTGTTCCTTCTATTGCACCAGCACCTATATCAGCTGCTCCTTGTGCTTGTTGTTGATTGACATTGCCTATAGTATTCATTAATGATGACCATATGCTTTCTGTTGGCTTTGTGTTGTTTTCATCAGCCATTAAATCAGCAGATAGTATAGAACCAGCTCCAACTCCAGCCATCTTAGGATTGAAGTGTGCAAACTTACTTCTTATGTTAGCTGGATTGTGTGTTCCTGTGTTCTTGACACCTTCCTCTAAAACATTAAAGCCATCAAATCCTAAATCCTTTATACCATTTTGCACTACTTTATTCTCTAAATTATACCAAGCACCTTCATCTACACCAAAAGATTGATTACCTATTTTGCCTTCTAATAACTTTATGTGTTCAGGATTTTCGTAATCAAACACTTTACCTCTTGTTTTTAATGGCATAACTTGTGGATTAAAGCTATCTGGAAATTGTTCAAATAACAATTCGCTAGTTTTACCAGACGGACTAACTCCTGAAAACTTATTAGCCAACCAAGGTTCAGGTGCTGTAAAGAATGACTTATGTCTACTTGCTTTATCTGGTGAGAACTCATCAAAGCTAGTTTTAGTTCCATGATATACATCATCACCAAAGCCCATAGCTGTAGCTCTGTCTGCTGCTGTGTTATTAGCTGGTAAGCCTAAACGTTTAACAGCTTCTGTCTGTGCTTCCTTATCAGCTTTAGTCCATGCTTTAAATACATCACGTGCTTTAGTTCCAAATAAAAGCATAGATTATATCTTCCATCTTTTTTCATCAATCTTCTTTTTAGCTGCAATAGATTCTAAATGAGCCATGATTTCATTTATTGTAGTGATTCTCATATAGCATATTTCACGTGCTTTCTCTTCATCAACATCGCTGTTAACTATCATATCTACATGCATTTGCTTCAATTCATTCATAGCTTCTTTAAAGCTATCATCATTGAGTATATGTCCTATCGCGTCTGTATTAATCATATTTGTTATCAAATAAAGCATCCAACGCTTTTGTTGTGCTAGACACTGGTTGTTCTTCAATCAATCCTAATGGATTAGCTCTCATGTCATTTGCCAGGCTTGGTATATTATCGTATGAAGATAAATACAAAGCGCTGTCATCAACTGCATTAACGTATTCTTGCGGTATCTTTTTAATGTTACCTACTTCATCAACGTAATGTGTCTTTCTTAAATCAGGTGGTAACAAATCGCCTGCTTCATTTATTTGTTTATTAGCCCATCTTGCTTTCATAGCATCATCAGGTGCTGGTACGTTACGTAATTTACCAAACTGTGATGTAGTTGATTCTGTTGCTTTACGTATCTCACCTTGTGTTGGATTCTTTGCTTGTCTATGACCGTATGCATTCCATTCAAAAGCACCATCACCAAAGTCTTGTCCACGTAACTCACGTCTATTTTTTAAATCTTCGATGTTGTCTAATATCTTATCTAACTTGTAATCTTCAGGCGAACGTGCTGTATTATCATTAGCTAAATTAACTATGTTTCGTTGTGGCTTTGCAATGGGTGAAGCTGTTTGTTTAATGTTTTGTGGTGTCTTGATATTAACACTACCAGCAAAGTCATCATATATTCTATCAACACCTGTGTTGCCTAATATACCGCCCTCAGCTCCAGGGCTGTTCAAATGAACTCTCATATCGTCAACTGTTTTAATAGTCTTTTCAATGCCAGGTTTTACTAAGGTTTTATATACAATGCCCATGTTATTCCTTTGTTAAATTGTTTATTTTATCTAATGCTTGTATCAATGTCTTGTCTTCACTATCATCATGTTTAGCTTCAGCTTCTTCTTCTTTTTGTAATAACGTTAACTCACGTATTCTAATGTCAGCTTCTAATTTAGACCTTTCTGTTTGTATGTCAAGCATGTCTTTAGCAGCTTTTAATTGCTGTTCTTTAGCTTGTAATTCTAGCTCTTGTTGTTCCATTTGCACTTTCATCATAGCTTTTTGCATTTCTAATTCATTCTTTTGTGCGTCTGTTTGTGCTTTCATTTGAGCTTTTTGCATTTCAGCTTTGGCTATTGCTTCAGCGGCTTGCACTTCAGGTGCTGGTTGACCTTGTGATTCTGCAGCTTGTTGAGCCATTTGTTGAGCTTGTTCTTCAGTTATTTCATTGATGAACTGTATATCGTCTTTGTAACCTGATGAATTGATGAATTTAGCTAATGTTTCTCTATATTGTTTCAACGTCACTAATGGATTAGACAAGCCATATTGTTGTATGATTTGTTCTTGTTTAGCTAATATCATCTGTAACATACCTATCTTTTCATCGCGTGAGCCATTACCAATACCAACATTAATATTGACATTGTATTGATTGTCCCATTCACGAGGATTTAACACAAGCTCTTTATCATTGATTAACAATGTTCTTTCTACGTCTTGATACTTGCATATCAAATGGAATATACCTTGAAACAAAGAGGACACACCTGAATCAGCAAATATACGTGCTATTAATTCAAGTTTACCTTGTGATTGCGCAGTCATTGTAGCAACTGCTGTAGCACTTACGTTGGATAAAACATTAGCGTCAAGGCCCTGATTCATATCAGACACTCCTGTTCTCTTAGCTTGTTGATTGTCTAAGTATTCAAGCATAGGAAAAGATTGATTAGCTGATGATTGCACTTGTAATGGTACAATAGCATTAGGATTTTTCATTCTAATGATACCACCAGCAGTGCTGTTTAATAAGTCATCTAAATTAACTTGTCCTTCAACTGCGCCAATACGACTGTTGTTGGTAAGATATAAGTTGTCAAGCATTTGGCGTTGAACAACTGTCTTGATTTGTTGTATGTCGATTGTCTTATCAGCGATGGACTCACCAAAGAAGCTATGAGGAACAGGATAAGGACATATTGAATAAAACGGAACATAATCTGTTTCTTCATCAGATAATATGGTGTTAGATGCGTAACATACACGGTGCATCGTTGATGTGCCATTTGGATTACCTATTTGTATATAACATTCATAATAAGATAATAATTCTTGTGTTTTATCAGCTGTGTTGTTTAAATTTGCTTGTGTGTTTCTGTATCTATAATCACTGAATCCAAGTTCTGTATCATCAGCTGTTGTTAAGTCATCTACAATCTTTTTGTCATAACCTAATTCAACTAAGTCAGCACGTGTTAGTAATTGCTTTTGAGCAGTAAATGTAGCATCATCAATTGATGTAGCTATTTGGTCTATTATAAATGCTTCAGGCTCTACGTTTGTTATCTTTACACGTGAATTTGTTTCTGTTGTTTTAACCTTTAAATTATATGCAATGATAGGGTCTTGATTGACCATCATAGGCTCACCATCAGCGTCTGTAGGTGCTATCATTTCAGTGACACCATCTTCAGTCATAACTGGTTCAGGTGGCATAGGCACTTGGTCTTGCTCTATTTCAATTTCTTCTTTTGATATTACTTCAACGTTGTCGGGTATAAGTAATTGAACTACTTCGTCTTCAGTTAATTCTTTGTATGTATCTATTTGTTCAGATGTATTGTCATCCCATACAGCTTTAACAATGCCGTTCTTTTGAACCAAAGCATCCCAAAACCATTGGTACATGATTTCACTTCCGTTATTATCTTTATTAAATATGTGGTTGACGTATTGATTGATTTGTTCTGCTTCATCACCTGCGCCTGCTTTTGTAGGCAAAAATGATACAACGTTTGAACTACAAAACACTTTCATCAGTTGTGGCAATGCGCCATGCACTGCATCTGATACAGAGCTATCAACTATCTTTGATTTGCCATCAACTTCGTTACCCATTGGCTTACGTAAATAATAGTCTAACGCTAATTGTCTTTCTGGATTAACGTATTCGTTTATATAGCTGGTAGCGTCATCAATGTTAGTCTTGACTAAATTTAATAAATCTTCTTGTGATAATTCCATGTATTGTATCCGTTTATATGTATTTGATTCTTAAAGAAGTCTCGGACAAAAATCCTGTGTTTTTGTGTGTCGGAGACGCAAGCCAGTTGTGCTGCTAATTCTATGAAAATCACGTTTAGCGAGCGCTACGGCTTCTGTGTATGTTATCCTATATCTTGTGTATTTCAG